TGGATTGTTATTAACAGAGGAGGAGCAAAATAATGACACGTGAAGAGAAAATAAAATTTATTATTGCACAAGAAAAACAAGCAAACAATTCTTGGAAGTGGATTAAAAAAGCAAATGATAAAACAGTAAATGATTTATATGATTATTGGACACAGGAGTTATAACATGGATATACATATGCAAAATACTATCTTACTTAAACAAAATGTAGCAGTTGCCAGAAACTACATGGTTTTGCCTTGGTATTTAGAACAGTTTAAAGAAATAGAATTGGCTCAAAAAACATCTAGGAAAGACCCACTTACATTAAATTTAATTCTGCATCATGCACAAAGAAGATTAACACTTAAAATACAGAATATAATATAAATTTTTTTAAACATGATTTGACTTAATAATATATTTCTATAGATATAAATTATCCTCCCCTATTACCCTCCATTTTAATTAATGGGGGGTTTTATTTAAGAAATATCTGATAGTGTTAATTTATTATTTGGTGTTATTGCTATTTGCATTATCAATTCTTCTAATGCTCCAATGCTTTCATATTCTTCTATGCTAAACATAGTGTATAAATCTCTTATATATGTAACATCATTTTTATTTAGTTTTGATGAATCTTTGTCCAAAACTTTCATAGCTTCTTTAAAATATCTTGTCATTCATCATCTCCTCTAAAACTTCTATAAATTTAGGGTCTACTAAATCTTTTCTTTCCATAAAATATAAACTAAAATTTTCTACAAACCATTCTTTAGTATCTGTTGCCCCATAATCAGTTGGTGAATTTTTCTTATATGTATGGGTTATATCTCTTTTTTTTAATCTTACTTCTAATGGTCTTTTAATATCTTGATAATATGGTTTTCTTTTTATTCCATCTTTAACTTTATATTTATAAGTTTGATGAACATGATGACCAAATTCATGATATAGTGTTGATCTAAATTGGTCTAATGGGCTTTCCCAAAATTCATCTGTATTATGAGGTCTATTTTTTAATTTATCACTTCTTTTCCAGTTTGATATTGTTTTTGTTCTTATGCTATAACTATTATTTAAATTTAATATTTCATCTTGCCATTTATTTCTTTCATTATATAAAGGTACAATTGAATTGTAATCATTTATAATTTCATCACTTCTTATTTTATTAGCTTTTTTGCTAAATTCATTAATAGTCATAACATTATATTTTTTATAAATTTGGTCTATAGGTTGCGTTGATAAATTAATTTTTTCTTTTAAATCATTGATTTCTTTTTTTACTGATAAAGGCATTATCTTTGGCTTACCAGAGCCAATATTTAATGATTTACTATTTACATATTTTGTATTCATAATAAGTATACCATCCCCCATTTCAGCCCAAAAGCTACTGTTAGGTGGAGCTGTGGTTAAACCTCTTATATTTGTAACATTAAATTTTTTGGCTAAATTGTCTAATTCTGGTAATAATGCAACTAACATAGATAAAGATTTTTTATCCATTTGTTTGCTTTTATTATCAAAAATTCCAAAACCAGTACCTTTATCACCTGCTGTTTTTCTGTAAATTCCATAATCTTTGTTTATATATCTGTTATCATTACTGGCATCTTTTACATATTTACTTAAAATAGATGTGGCTTTTTCTAAAGGTAAAATTTTAATTGTGGCACTAGTAAGTGATTTATCTATAACAGAATCCAACATAGAGGTAGTAGAAATGTTAACTTGTGGCTTTGGAGTGGTCTGTATTGGTGTGTCTTGGTCTACAATGACATCCTCTGGCTCAATATAAACTATTACACATCTGCAATTAATAACTTCACTAGCACCACCTCTTGGATCACCTGCATACTTCATCTTTTTGCCACCAACAATAAAATCTTCATCAATGCCAACTTCTGTACCATTTACTGCTAAATGTGTTCCTCTGCTTCTGTCATCTGTAGTAGCTACCCATCTCTTTCTCATATTTGGTGCTTCAAAGTTTTCTGCTTGTTTTTGTATTGCAAAACTAGATGCTGTATGGGTTTCAGTCCTAGCTATTGTTGATGCTCTTGCTTTAGTAAATCTTGGTGACATCTTTTCATTAATAGCTTTTGCTATTTCAGAAACACCTGCTGTTTGATTATCTAATATTGTTTTGGATATTATTTTTCTGGTGGTATCACTAATTTCTGTAATTCTTGTGCCACCGATGTTTTGCATAAACTGTTTATAGATTCCTTCGTAGTCTTGGATTGCTTTCTGTGAATAGCGATTAGTAAATGTTCGTTTCGCAAACGCCAAGATGACTTGTCTATAAAATAATTCAAGAGTGGTTGCCACATCATTCCGTATAGATGCAGAGATTGCTTGATAACCTTGTGTGCCATTATTAAGAAAAGCATCACTGGCTTTAGAGCCTATTTTTGAAAAGGTGCTAATTAACCTAAAATTAATTTGCCTTTCGTAGCTTCTGCGAAGTCGGTTTATCTCCTGATATTCCTTCCTCACGGACAGCTTCATTCCTCTTTGTTTGTAAGCTAATTGGTACATTTTTTTCTTTGTCTCTCATAATTTCATTCCTTTTTCTCTTTGACCAAGCAAATCCAGAATCACCACCCCATAAACCCCAAGCTATACGACCTGCTGATGGGAATCCTTTTTCTCCACTTCTAAAGCCTTCTGCTTGTTTGTCTACTTCGTGCCTACTAAAGAAACTATACATTCTTAAAACTGTTGACCCTGATAAGTTTTCTTTGTTAATTAATTGCCTTGCTCTAGCTACTCCTACTGCTGTTCCACCTCTTTTAAATTCATTTCTCCAATCTAATGCTTGTCTTGCATTAGAAGCCATTTCATTTGTTGGTTTTAAATTTACATCTTTAAATTCAGATTTACTTAATCTTGTATATTCATCATGGCTTTCACATGGCATATATACAGTCTTTCCATCTTCATCATGTGAGTGATAACCTCTGCAACCTATTTCTTGCGACCTTTCGGTTGCTTCTTCAACAGTAGTAAAAACATCTTCTCTAATTTCTTCTTTAATACCATAAGCATCTTCTGCAAACTTATTAACATTATCTGCTGATTGTGATTGCGGAACTTCTGAACCAAGTGGGAATAAATTAGCAGAAATGTAAACTTCATCACCACCATTTATAGGCTCAAGACCTAACCTTTCTCTTGCTTCATTTCTTGTTATAATACCTTTATCAACTGCTGTTATAACATTATCGTAAATCATTCTTCTACGTTCTGTAATTGCAGGAATATCATCAACTAAATATTTTAATGTTAAATCTTCACCAAATGTAGGTACAAGCCATTCATTTAAGTCACTTTCAATATGCCTTAACATTGGAATAATAGTTTCCTCATATAAAGCTAATCTTGCTTCTTGCATATTTGAATAAGTATTTGAATCAGGTATACCTACTAATTGACTAGGAACACCAAAACAAAGTGCTATATCTTTGGCGGCAAAGTTTTTCATAGATGCAAAGTCCATATCTTTTGGACTCATACCCATTTCTTTATAATCAAAATCACCCTCAAGTATCATTGTCCTACCTGCATTAGTAGAACCCTCAAACCTATGTAACAAATCTCCTCTTAACTGTTCTCTTTGTGTATCTGTTAACATTGTATTTGCACCTGACTCATCTTTAGGTCTATATACAACAGCACCACTTGGTCTTGCTCCATTCATTAAAAGCATTACATTATGTTTGTTAGCTAAGTTATGTTGGTCAATATCCACAGATGCCGCTTTTAATGGAGATAACCCATAATAATCATTTAAAGGATTAAATAACATTACTTGCTTTACATCAGAACCACCTGTGCTTTGGTCAACAGGATAACTTGCTGTAGTCTGTCCATTTACTACATATTCAAAACTTAAAGGTATTTCTCTTTTACTTGGAACAATCTTCATCCTGTCTGGCCTTAATGTATAAAGCTCTGATGGTGTTCTATTTTCTGCTCCAGTTTTTAAAATATAACTATTTCCTGCCAACAGTAAATAAGAGTAAACCTCTTGAAAAAACTCTGATTGGCTATTCATTGGATTAGGTCGCATAAGCAAATCTAATAATGGATGCTGTTCTATTGGTTGCTCTCCACGATATAAGCCAAACTTTACTGCTGATGCACCATTTGCAATTTCATTTACACATCTATAAACAATAGCGTTTTCTTGATAACCCTCTCTTGCTAAATCTGCATAGCTTTCTTTTGGTTGTGTTTGTGTACCCACATTTGAATATGCAATAATTGGTCCTTCTTTAGTATTAAGAACCATATTTTGATTGAATAATGCTTTCCAAGCGTCTTTAAATCCCATTAACTTACTCTCCATATGGCTTGACCAGACGATTTGCTGAGTTCAGTTAACCCCCATACTAGGGCATCAAGTCTATCTGGTGAACTTCTACTGTCTAAAGTAAAAGAACACATTTGATCTTCTAATTTAGAAAAAGTGCCAACATGGCTCACTCTTTCCTGCTCATATAATGCTGATATAGGTTCTGCTCTTACAAGTTTACCTCTAGAAGCGTGTACTTTTTTATAAGGCACATTTCTATCTATGGTTCTAATAAGTCGCTCCACTAAATCACCACCATTATTTACTTCAGCTATAATTCTGTCGCAATTATATTTATAAAAAGCATTAATTGCAACATTTGCCCAAGTATCTGCACTCATTCTATCAGATAAATCATCTAAAACATAGAACCTTTTATCAAAACCTTTACCAACTACCAAAATGCCTGTTTCATCTGACCCTTCATTATTAGTTACAGCAGGGTCAATAGACACAATAACTCTTTGCATTTCTGGCATTTCTTTAACTCTTGTATTATCTATCATAGATGGCTTCCATAATGCACCCTCTATTTCATCTAATACCTCTGCATACAGTTCTTGTCTGCCTAATGTTGTTCCCTCATACTTATCTTTAAGCTGTTGTAATGCACTTTCTGCTAAATGTTTTTTATTATCAAATGTTGTGCCAGTAGTTACATAAACATCTTTATCACGCCTTTTTAATAAATCAGTAACCATTTTTACAGGTCTTGGTGTAGTTGTAACAATTAATTTAGGATTTTGTCCTAATCTTAAACCAAACATCATTTGGTCATAAGCATCTGGATACCTCCATGCCGCCATTTCATCTGCCCATATTCTATGGAATTGTGGTCCACGAAGTCTGTCTGGCTCTATTGCCGCATATCCTTGTATAATAGAACCATTCCACAGTTTTATTTCCATAGCTGATTTATTATAAGCATTACCAGTATCTAATAAACATTCTCTTGGTATCATCTTTAATATACCAGATGGTCCCTCAAAACAAACTCGTCTTAAATCTCCACTTGTAGGTGCAATTACTCCACATATAACATTTGGTGTTTTTAAAGCATAAGATACAAGGGTTTCTGCTCCTGTTCTAGTTTTACCCCAACCTCTCCCTGCTAATATAAGCCATGTTGACCAAATACCATCTGGCTCTATCTGTGTTGGTCTTGCTGTATCCAACCATTTTAATCTGCTATGAAAAGCAACTGATTCTATGTCATTAAATGTTTTAGATAAAGTTTCAACCTTTTCATATTCCTGTGGTGGTTTAATCATCACATTCATAATTATTCCTTTTTATCTCTAGCCATTCTTTCTGCAATCGCAAGTGCTTCTGATAATTTATTTGTTGATATATCTTCTGTAATAATGTCGTGCTTATCTCTTTGCCCTAATAACTGTTTACCTAACCATATAGCCATTGTAGCATTATTAGTTTCATCTAATATCTGTATTTGCTTTCTTCTTAACGATAACTTACCTTGATTTCTGCCTTTATCTATTGTGTTTCTTATATCTTTATCATTTGTATATTTATCTTCAAGTGTTCTTAATGGTACATTAAAATATGAAGCTATCTCTGGCATAGTACAATTTAACCTACATAACTTTTCAAGTTCATCTAGATTTAATATTGTTTTAGGTCTGCCAACTTTTTTAGGCTTTTTTTCTTTACTTACCATTTTTCTATTCCATCTCTTTTTTATAATACCACGAAAATAGGTATTTTTTAAAAATTTTCTTTAAGTTTATTTTCAAAGTAATTAATTGTTTTCTTTAGTCCTTCTTTTAATTCTGTCTTTGGTTTCCATTTATTTAATTCATAAAAAGCCTTTTGTGTATTAGGTTTTCTTTGACTTGGGTCATCTTCTGGTAAATCAACATATGTAATATACTGATTACCCCCTGTTAATTCATTAACCTTGTCTGCTAATTGCTTAATTGTAAACTCATTTTCATTACCTAAATTAACTGGCGTATCTGCTGTTTCATTACTCATTAGCCTTATAAGTCCTTCAACTAAGTCATCTACATAACAAAATGACCTTGTTTGACTTCCATCACCAAAAATTGTTAATGCTTTCTTTTGTAATGCTTGAATAATAAAATTAGATACTACACGCCCATCATTTACATCCATATTTGGACCATATGTATTAAATATTCTTGCTATCTTTGTATCTACGTTATATTGCCTTTTATAATCCATACATAAAGTTTCAGCACATCTTTTGCCCTCATCATAACAAGACCTAATACCAATTGGATTTACATTACCCCAATAAGTTTCATTCTGTGGATGTTCTAATGGGTCTCCATACACTTCACTTGTAGATGCTTGAAGAAACTTTGCGTTTATTCTTTTAGCTAAACCCAACATATTTATTGTACCATGGACACAAGTTTTCATAGTTTGAACTGGGTTTCTTTGATAGTGTATTGGAGATGCAGGGCAAGCTAAGTTATATATTTGATCAACTTCTAAATATAATGGAAATGTAATATCATGCCTAATAACTTCAAAATTTAATTTACCTATTAAGGATTCTATATTTTTTTTACTTCCTGTATAAAAATTATCAACACATATAACATCATGGTTTTCATTAACTAATCTTTTACATAAATGGCTACCTACAAATCCTGCACCACCTGTTACTAATATTTTCATACTGTTGCCTTTACTAATTTATAATCCACACTTTTAGGTGTTTCTTCTTTTGGATATTTTCTTACCAAAACATTTTTCTTTTCAAATACTTTATAATTTACATGATGATGCCATCTTTTATATTTTCTTGTTAAAGTTGCATATTCTGGATGTTCTCTTACTAACATATTAGACTTTTCTAAAGTACCTTGTGCATATATTTCATCATTGCCACCTTTGACTGTCATTGTGGTCATCTTCTCTTGTAAAAACATATTAAATAAAATAGTACAGTAACCTGCTTTTAATATATCTAAAGACAAAATTGTATCTTCATTATATCTGCCACGCCATTTAAAAGGTATGTCAGTTTTAATTAAATTACATGAATAAACACGACTGTTTAAGAAAAAAGGTGGTCTTTTCATTCTAGCAGGGTGAAAGAATGTATAATGTGGTCCTGCCATATAAACATTTTTATATCTTAAAACAAAATCTTCCATAGATTTAAATATCTTGCCATTTGTAACTTTAACCTTTTCGTTATGATTAAGTATTCTAAATGATTTTATATTATCATCCATAATCCAATGATACTCATGCCCCTCTTTTTTAGCTATATCCCATATAAAAGTTCTAGCTGGACCACTTCCTGTACCTTTTGTTGTGCCAAAATCATCACAATATGCATATGTTTCTTTATATGACATATCTAATACTAGTAATTTTTTCTTATCTTTAATTTTTTCTAAATATAAATCATATTCTTGTGGTTCAACTACAATTCTATAATCAACACCAATCTCATCTAAGAAATAAGCAGTCATATTAGTATTATATCTTCCCTTACTCGGTATAAATAGAGGGAATCTTGGTTTATTAATTGTATCTTTTAGATTCTGTGTCATTTTTCTCTTGTTTTGGATACCATATTGATTTTGTTTTATCTGTTAATTTTTGACCTATTAAATTTGAAAATAATTCTAAATCCCTATCTGTTTCAAAATGCACTCTGATAGTTCTATATGCAGTAGCATCTTCTTGAACAAATTCTGGCATATTTTCCCATTCTGAAGCAAAATCTGTAACTGCATTATCATCTAACATTGGTAACATTTCAGCATTATCAAAGCCTAAAATATCTAAATTAAAACCTAAACCATTTAATTCTTTTACTTGTTCCCATAATAAATCATTATCCCATGTTGAGTTTAAAGTTATTTTATTATCAGCAATAATAAATGCTTTCTTTTGCAAATGTGTTAAATCTTTTTGTTGAATACATGGCATTTCTTCATAACCAAGCATTTCGGCCGCTCTGTATCTGCCATGACCTGCAAGTATGGTATTATTTTCATCTACAGATATTGGTATTCTAAAACCAAACTCTTTAATTGAATTAGCAATCTGCTGTATTTGCTCTTTACTATGTAATCGTGGGTTATCTTTAAATGGTTTGATTTTTAATTTATTTAAATAAAATATATTTAATTTTTTATCTTCACTTATACTTTTTTCCATAGTTTCCTCTTTATGTTTTTTCATATCTTTAGGTTTGCCACCCCAAATGTGGTTTGAAAAATGTGCGGCAATCATATCTGGTGGGAATTTATCTTTATTTGCAAATGTTTCTAGTTTTTTATCTTTTTTGGGTGCCATAAATCCATTATATGGATAAAATGTAGTTGTTGGTAAATGTAAAATATCTTTTCTTCCAAACCAAACAGAACTTACAAATGCGGGTCCTGTTTGTACTGATGCGGAATTTTCTAAATGCTCGTAAAACCATTTTGGTAATTCGTGTAATAAGTCTTGTACTGCTTGATGTTTTTTTGGTGAGCCGATAACAGCAATCTCAAAAGACTTCTTTGACCTTTGTGCAATAAATGGTTTTTCTGATTGTATTAGTTTATCAAATGTTTTTAATGGCATAACATCTGTATCAATATAAATACCTCCAATTTCATATAATGCAACTAACCTAAGAATATCTGACCTTCCTGCATAACTGTTTACCAAAGAATATATTTTGTTTAAATGTTCTGGTATAGGTGGGTGTTCGTCATCAGTAAGAGTTACAAATTCATAATCTGGATGTAATATTTTAAATTCATCCCACCATTTTTCAAATAAATCTGGTATTTTCTTTTCACCTAACCAAATTCTTATAAATCTTTTTGGTATCATGTTATTTATATAACTCCTTATCTTCTTCTTTTATTTCTTCATAAACTCTAGTAACATCACTAAAACTAAAATAGGTTTCACCTATATGTCCATAAACACCTTGTTCTCTGATTTTTCTAGATATAATTCTAGTAATGTTATTTTCAAAATCTCTATGAACTACTAAGCCTACATCTGTCATATTATTCCAATGAGCAGAGCCACTTACTTGATATAAATCTGGTGGTGGAATAACTCCACTATCATTTCTATGTAGCTTATGAGGGTGAGCCACCATCCATACTACAACTTCATGATTACGAGCAAACTGCTGACATTTAGCAATTATATCTCTAATATGCTCATCTTCTCTTTTGGAATAATCTCTATCAGGGGATATTTGATTGAATGGGTCTATAACTAAACCATTAATACCAAATCTTTGCTTGGCTACCTTTGCTTTACCCAAGATGAATTCTATGTTGGGTATTTCTTCTGTATTCTCTATAAATTTAAAGTGTTGATCTAAATAGTTTATACCATCATTTAATTCATCTTGAGTAATTCTAGAGTTTAAACCAATATCAAAAGGTTTCCTACATCTTTTTTCTAATAATCTTCTGATATGGCTTGGTGTTGAGTGTTCTGGACTAAATATAGCAAAGTTCCAATTATGATTTTCTGAAAGATTTAATAATATTTGGTCTAAAAAATTACTTTTACCATGATTAGGTATACCAGTTATTAAATTAAATGTACTTGGCATAACCTTATATATTTTATCTAATTCTTTAAAGCCTGTGCTAAATGCTTTTTGTTCATTACCATCGTAAATATTTTGTACTGCTTGATGATATTCTTTAACTCCATGCAATCCATTTACTGGAAATTCTTCAGCATAATCAATACATTCTTTTAAAACATTTTTACCATATTCAATTAAGCATTGATTAGCATCTTTACATTGCCAATCATCTATTCTTGGAAAATTAACAACCTTACAAATATCTTTACCAAATCTGTGAATGAGTTCCAATTTTAATGCCTTACCATTCTCATCCATATCTGTAGCAAGTATTACTTCATCAGCTTCAAATATCCACTTGGAATGTTCAAATGCCTTAAATCTTTTATCATCATTACTAAATTTAGCAGTTTGTGGTGCTCCATCTGGCAGACTAACAACATTTTTATATCCTGCTTCATATAAAGCTAGAACATCCATTTCACCCTCTACAAAGATTACACTTTTTGTTCTTTGTGGTACATGGTCTTCATATTCATAATGGTTTTCCCAATGTTTCTTCAACATATCAATATTATACAATGACTTAGTTGCATTTTTTTCTTGTAAAAATTTCTTATCTTTTGTTCTACTTTTTATATTTACAATATCTCCATCAAGATAATATGGAAAACATAGCTTTTTCTCTTTAGTAAATAATTTAAATGTTTCAGCAGTTTCTTTAGATATTTTTCTATTATGCAACCAAGCTATTGAATTATCTGATAAATCGTGATTATCAGAACTAACTATAGGCACAACTGGTGTTAATACATTTTTATATTCTCTTACTGGTAATGTTCTAGGACTATATAATTGTCTATTATCTCCATCTTTAGCACCACCTTGCCATTCACAATGATGACAAAACCATAATATAGCTTCATCTGTAATTGTAATTGCTAAACAATTATCATTTCTTTTTTTTCTTGTTGGAGAGCAACTAGGACATATTACTCTCTGTTCACCAATATCATAATTTCTTAAATAAATACCAACATCATTGGCTCGTTCTATTTTACTTTTTCTTTTTTCCATTTTCTTCTCCTGTGCATTTTAACCAACCAACATATTAAGGTTAGTTTTCTTTATAATAGGTTTTTCTACATCAAGAAACCTTTTTTGTGATAACCATGTTTTACAATGTGGAATAAATTTAGCATCTTTACCATCTTGTGTTTTTGCAAACCATTGTGTTTTCTCAATTAGTGCCTCAAATGTAATTTCTTTATTTTTTATTATACTACTATATTTTTGAAAAGCTCCATATTTATTATCATTTGGTCTGTTTGGGTATGCTTTCCAAAATATTTCAAACTCATTATTATAAATTGGTTTATTATGATTGGTTATATGGCTAGTCACCTTGACTAGGGGTGGGGTGTCAATATGACTATGGGGGTGGTCAATATGACTAGGGGTTGGACTAATTAAACTATTTATATTTAATTGATACAAATTACTTGTTTGTCTAGCAGATTGCTCATATTCAGAAAATCTTTGTTTTATAGTTATAAATCCATTTTCTTCTAATTGTTTTAATGACCTAGCTATTGTTCTTTGACTTAATTCTGTCATTGTAGTTAATGTTTTGTAACTCGGAAAACATGAGTTATTATCATCTGCATAATTAGCTAATGCTATTAAAACTAATTTATTTGTTCCATTTCCAGTTTTTCTTTTAGATGCCCAAGCTAATGCAGACCAACTCATAATATCTCCTTTATAATTATAGGTGGATTATATGTAGCCAATATTTTTTTTCTAAGCATATAATCTCTTGTTCTTGTTACTTTGGACTTTACATCTTCAATAATAGTTTCACCACTTTGGTTTTTATATCTAAAATCAGCAGTATAACGACCAATCTTAATGCCATTAACCATTAATGGATAAACAGGGTGCAATTCTAAATCAGTAATTAATTTAACATTTAACATATTTTCTAGTACCAAATATCTGTGTAACTCTTTTTTAGAATCAAACTTTAGACCTTTATACGTCTGTTTTATAGCGTTGTATTTGTTTCTCATAAAGGTCTTGTCCTGTTACTTCGTTATTAGTAAATTCAAATACTTTCTCTGCCTCTTTCCATCTAGGCATTCTTTCACCTCTAGCCCATCTTTCAACATTTCTGTGTGATGAACCTATTGCTTCTGCAAAGGTTTTATAATTATAACCTTTGAATTTAATCCATTCTTTTAAAAACATAATAAAAACTCCTTTAATGGTAGTATTAAACAATAATTTTTTGTTTGTAAACATATTTTAAGGGTTTACTTTAATAAAAAGTCAATATAAAGTGTATTTATAAATGAATAACGAACAACACACAGGAGACAAAATGAAAAGTAATAATCCGTTTAAAGTTCATAATATTGAACATCTTTCAGCAAGTAAAATAAATTCATGGATAAACGACCCTGCTATGTTTATAGCCACCACTTTATGTGG